CGCTCACACTAATACCGGATATCGGAGGGATCACCGCAGGCTTTCTCTGCTCCTGGTTCTCAAATCCGCAGTCGCAGCTGCTGATCTCGCGGCTCCGCTCCGCCGGTGTGGACTTCACGAGCCACGAGGAGAAGAAGGACGACCGTTTTGCCGGGCTCACCTTCGTGCTCACGGGGACGCTCTCGAGCTATACGCGGGACGAGGCCGGCGCGATCATCGAGAGCTTCGGCGGGAAGACCTCGTCCTCCGTCTCAAAGAAGACGAGCTATGTGCTTGCCGGGGAGAACGCCGGAAGCAAGCTCACAAAGGCGCAGAGCCTCGGCCTGAAAATCATAAGCGAGGAAGAGTTCGCGGAAATGATAAAATGATACTATAAAGCTTAAAACGAATAGCTTCAAAAAAGTTGCAACGCAATGTAACGCGATGTAACGGCGTGTTACTTGATATCGCCTCTTTTATGTGTTATCGTTACAATGCAAAATCCGTATTAAGAGAGCATCGCAGTTCGCCGCTGCGGTGCTCTCACTTATTACGGGAAGGAGGAAAAGCACGGCATGGCTCCTTTGATACTCGCCGCCACATGGGCGGGCATCGGCTCTCTGATGAACGGCGTAACCATGACGCAGACCTACGGGGTCATACCATCCTTGATCTGGGTGCTCGGCAACACGGTTGCCTGTATCCTGTTCGGTACCATTGCATGTAAGATACCGAAGGTACGGGAAGTCTTCCGGTCGAAGGTAATGCAGTACATCTGCGGCATCATGTGCGTGTTTCAGGCATGGCTTTCCATGAACGGGATGCAGACCGTTTTTGCCGATGCAACTCTCGGGCCGGATTTTGGGAAATACATCGCCTACGGGATCGCTGTTTTCTTCCTGATTACCCTGCTTCGCTTCGGAATGATCAGGAACGTCCTGACAGATGGCTGCGGCTGGATCGTCGTGTATCTGATGGCCGTGGGCGTGACAGCTGCCGCGCTGATCTACACCAAAGGCGCGGTGAATCAGATCGGCCTCGGTCTTGAAGCTGAACCGATGAAAGCCGGCATCTGGAAAGCGTTCCTTCTGCTCCCCGGGCCGTTCACCTATCCCTACTTCTTCGAGATCCTGGACTACAACGACAGGAACACGGACGGCACGGCACAAGTTAACGTCAAGCGGGCCTTTACCTTGGGCGGGGTCTTCTTCGGCCTATATATGGCTATCATCTTCCCGCTCGCCTGGACGCAGTTCACACCGGCGCTGAACATCATCAAGGCCGTGCTGATCACCATCATCGGCACGTCTACGCTGTCCTCCTCCATGTACAGCATCTATATCGCCTTCGGGAAAAAGGCCGGGCTCTGCATCAACGCGGCCCTGATTGCCGGATGGAGCATCCTGATCCCGCTCGGCGTCATGGGCATGTGGACGCTGATGGCGTCGGTGCGGATCTATTTCGTGGCCGGAGGCATCGCAGCGGCGCTGATCTGGAACGCGCGGGAGAAAAAGGCGGTGAAGGTATGAAACAGTACCTTGGCCGCAAGCAGACCAGCAAAAACGCGGATTGGCTCTATGCTGTGGAGCACATCGAGGAACTGATCAGCCGGGACGAAGTTGACAGCTTCGCAGCTGAGGCCCTTTCGGAGATCCGGACGGCGACAGTCGGGAAAAAAGCAGCATACGCATTCAGTGCGGGCAAGGACAGCATTGTGCTCGCGGATCTGTGTGAGAAAGCCGGTATCACGACAGGCTTTTTTGCATTCTGCGACTTGGACTATCCCGCTTTCGTGAAATGGGTTCGGGAGAACAAGCCGGCCGGAGTTCAGATGCTGCACACAGGGTACGGCCTCGACTGGCTGTATCATCACCAAAACTTAATCTTTGCGGAAGGGCTTCTCGGCCAACGCTGGCATCAGATCAGCCAGAGAGGCCCGTTCACGAGAATGTTCTTCGAGAACGGACTTGATGTGCTGCTCGTCGGGCACCGAACGATTGACGGCAATTTCTGCGGCCCAGACGGGTATATCCGAAAGAAAACCGGCGAGATCCGATTCTCCCCTCTCCGGGCGTGGCCGCATGAGGCGGTACTCGGATACCTCCACTACAACAAGCTCCCCATGCCGCCCATCTACGGATGGAAAGACGGATATGTTCAGGGTACGCATGCGTGGCCTGAGCGGGAGTTCTGCAGCGAAGATATCATGAAGGGCTTCCGGGAGGTCTACGAGATCGACCCGACCATCATCATCGAAGCTGCCAAAAAGCTGCCGAGCGCGCGCCGCTTCCTCGAGGGGGTAGGCGCATGAATATCACCATGATCCCGCTCTCCGAGCTGACGCCGAACAGCCGGAACGTCCGGATTCACTCCGCGAAGCAGATGGATGAATACAAACGGTCTGTCAAACAGTTCGGACAAACCAAGGCCATCGTGTGCGACGAGGCAAAGGTCATCCTGATCGGCAACGGTCTCTATGAGGCCATGAAAGCACTCGGAATGACCGAGGCGGCCTGCTTCATCAAAACCGGCCTGACTGAGCACGAAAAGCTCAAGATGATGATGGCCGACAACAAAATTTACAACCTCGGCGTGGACAACCTTGAGGCCATTGAGGGGATTATCGCCGAGCTGGGCGAGCTGAAGGATTTCGATATTCCCGGTTATGACGCCGATCTTCTGGAAACGCTGACCTTTGCCCCGATAGAAGCAGACAACTTCATGGGCGGCTATGGAATCATCGACGAGGAGGCAAAAGACGAAATGAAGAAAGCCTCCGAGAAATATGCCCAGGAAGAAGCGGATTTCGCCGCGGCTGCTGAGGAAATTACACCGAAAGCCCCGTTCTCGCCTCTGGAAAGCCCGTCCACGGCGTTCCCGTCCGCACCGGATATAGACGCAGGTCTGCCGAAAAATACCGAGGGAACGGCTGGAAATGCGTTGCAACGGCGATTTATCGTCTGCCCGAAATGCGGTGAGAAGATATGGCTGTAAAACGCATAGAGGGAACGATCGACGTTGTGACCGCCACGCGGCAACGGCTCCTGAACGTGTTCTCCAACGGCGTGCCGGTCTATCTGAGCTTCTCGGCTGGGAAAGACAGTCTGTGCCTTGCACATCTGACCTATGCTCTCATCCGGGCCGGAAAGATCGATGCCCGGCAGCTTGTCGTGATCTTCATCGACGAGGAGGCCATCTATGACAGCATGTATCAGATGGCCGTCCGCTGGAGAAAACGTTTCCTCGCAGTCGGGTCAGAGTTCCGGTGGTACTGCCTGCCGGTGAAGCAATCCAGCGTTCTCCACTATCTGCAGTCCACGGAATCGTGGATCACCTGGGAGCCAGGGAAAGAGGATACCTGGGTACGGCAGCCGCCGCCGTTTGCAATCATGCGCAGCCCATATCTGGAGTACCCCGGGCAGATGAACTATCAGGACTTCTGCAAGACAATCTCCCGAGACGGCATTCAAATCATCGGCCTGCGCGGGGCAGAATCCATACAGCGGGCAGAATTCCTTTCCCGGATCGCACTCGGCAAGGGCGGGATCACCGGGAACAACTGCCAATACCCCATATACGACTGGCGGGATAAAGATATCTGGCTCTACATCAAGGAGCACGATCTTGATTTCCCAGAAGCCTATATTCACTTGTACGAAGTCGGAGTGCCGAAACGGCAGCTCCGGCTTTGCAATTTCTTCGGATCTGAGGGGATCGCCGGACTTCGGTATATCGCCGAGACAAACCCGGAGCTCTGGCAGCAGGTGGAGAAGCGCGAGCCGAACGCATACCTCACGCTCTTGTACTGGGACAGCGAAATGTTCAAGCGCAAGACCAGAAAGCGGCGGGAGCTTGAGGGCGATGTCCCAGTCAAGGATTACAAGGCTGAGTGCAAAAAGATGCTCTTTACCGAAGCGGATAAATACTTCGGGATCGCCAGCATGAAGAAGGTGCACACCGCATACCGCGCTTTCTATATCCGGAACAGCGCGGTCATGACAAATGAGCACTTCCGGATCATGCACGACGCCATCATTGCCGGTGACCCGAAGCTCCGTTCCCTCCGGGCGCTCTACACAACCGTCTACAAGGAGTATGCAGACTACAGCCGCGCCACTTCCCCGCAAAAGGGGGTGAAAAAGCATGGCTGAAATAGATCTGTTCGGGCCTCTGGCATCGCTGCACTGGGTGGACAGGGAGAAGCTGCACGCAAACGACTACAACCCCAACAAGGTCAGCGAAGAAAACCTGCAGCTGCTGACACAGAGCATCCTCACCAACGGCTGGACGCTGCCGATCGTGGTCCGTCCGGACTATACGATCATAGACGGCTTCCACAGGTGGACGGTGGCTGGGCGTGAACCGCTCCTGACGAAGCTCGGCGGCAAGGTGCCAGTGGTGATTGTGAACCATGACAATGAGGCCGATGATATCTTCGGCACGATCACGCACAACCGCGCACGCGGTGTGCATCTGCTCGAGCCTATGAAGGCGATTGTTAAGCGCCTGATTGATGAGGGCAAATCGGTGCAGGAGATCTCCAAACAGCTCGGCATGAAGCCGGAAGAAGTGTTCAGGCTCTCGGACTTCTCCCGCGAGGACTTCCTCGCAATGATGATCGATGGCGTGACAAGCTACTCCCGCGCTGCCATCTACAAAAAGACTTAGAAAAAGGAGGGGGCCGACGTGGACAGCTCCGAAAGAATACCTGTATTCGTCCGCATCATCAAGGGCAGGACAGTATGTATCTGTCACGCTGGCTCCAAGCGCTGCCGCAGGAACTGTGAGAGGGCGGTAGTAGAGCGTGATCGCTTTAAGGGCTGGGAGCAGATCATGAGAAGGGACAGGTTCGGCCATTGAGATCCGGCTATCATCCTTCACGCAGTGAGAAGAAGCAGACGCTCAAGGAGCAGGGCTTCTACCACAAGCCGGCATGGCGCAGGCTACGTCTGCTTGCGTTGCAGCGGGATAACTATCTATGTCAGGAATGCCTGCGCCACAAAAAGATTACCCCGGCAACCGAGGTGCACCATATACAAGAGCTTGAGGACTACCCTGAGCTCGGCCTCGAACTTGATAACCTCGAGTCTCTGTGTTGGCAGTGCCATGAGGAGACCAAGCGGAGGCGGACTGTCTGCTTGCCTACGAAGATTAACATCATACGTATTCGGGACGGCAGCGAGATGGAAGGGTGGGCCAACGCCGACTGAGTGTCGCCGCTATACCACCCCCCTACCCATTAAGTTGACGATAGGCGGCGAAATAACCGCGCGACCTTGTTTTTGCGTGCGAAAACTCGCGCGTAAAGTTTTTTTGGAAAGCTATGCGTCATCCTCCTGTTGCGGAATATGGTCGTTGCAACGCACCAGAACGGCCATATTCCGCGTTTTTATAGGCGCGGGATGTAAGAATATCCCCCCGAAAAAGGGGAGCAAAGGAGGCCGAGGAAATGGCAAAGAAGAAGGATACTACCCATCAAACCAAGGAAAAAACCGAATTTGAAGAAGAAATGCCCGATTCGGAGCTAGAATTGCCCGCCGCGGCCGAGGAAGTACCGCCCACAGCGGAAGAAAGTCAAAACGCTGATGCGATCCTGAGCATGAACGAGCAGGCACAGGTAATCCTTGCGAAAGCTCGGGAAAAGGGCATCGAACACACGTTCATGTTCACTACCACCTTTCAGCGCTATGTGGAGCTAATCTCTCACATGGCTGAGCTCCAGAAATCTATCAAGGAACAGGGCTGCCTTGTGACAAAAGAATACGTCAAAGGACGGCAAAACATCTATGTTCATCCCGCCATCAACGCCTATAATGCGACGGCCGCGCAGGCCAACAACACGGCCAATATCCTCATGCGGTTCATCGTGCAGCCACTGTCGGATAGCGATGGCAAGGATGAGTTCGACATGTTCTGATATAGGAGGCAGATATGAGCCTCGATATCATCCCCAGCGTCATCCGAGCATCGAAAGCATATCAGTATGCTGTTGACGTCACGTCAGGCAAAATTGTCTCTGGCAAAAAGCGAATTCAAGCGTGTCAGCGTTTTCTGGACGAGTTGGAAATGTCTTTTTCCGATCCGAATTACCCATGGGTGTTCGATATTGAAAAGGCATATCGGCCCATCGACTTCATAGAAAGGTTCCTAATCCCGACCAAAGGCGCCTACTCCAAGACGGAGCTGCTCCCTTGGCAGCATTTCGTTGAGGCGAACATGTACGGCTGGCTCTCCCGGAAAACCGGCTATCGAAGATTTCGTGAATCCCTCATCATCGTGGGCCAGGGCAACGGCAAATCTACGATGATTGCCGGCAATGCGGCTTTCGGGCTGACAAAGGACAACGAGCGCGGTGCCGAGATTTATGCGCTTTCCAACTCAAAGGAGCAGGCGAAAATCGTCTATTCCGAGTGCGGAGCGCAGATAAACGGCTCCCCAGTGCTCCGGAAACACGTCCAGGTCACGCAGAACGGGGCCTATTACAAAAACAGCAAGTTTGAGCCGCTTGCCTCGGACAGCAAGAACCTCGACGGCCGCAACGTTCACATGGCCGTCTTCGATGAGATTCACGAATTTCGAGATTACAAGCTCATAAACGTGATCAAGGGCAAGATCAAGAAGCGGAAACAGCCCATGATTATCTATATCACCACTCTGGGCACCGTCATTGACGGCCCTCTGATGGATTTCTATGTCCTCGGCGGTCAAATCCTCGCCGGGGACAAAGCTATTTCACGCCGCGCTGCGGACCGCATGTTCGTCTACATCGACGAAATCGACGAGGACGACGATCCTTCCGATCCGGCCTGCTGGCCGAAGGCGAACCCCTCGCTTGGAAAGCTCCTCGATATCGAGGACTTGAAAGACGAATGGGAACGGGTCAAATCCATCCCCGCCGAGCGGAATAACTTCATAAATAAGCAGCTGAACGTCTTCACCAGCGTGGACGAGCTCTCTTTTGTTGATGTAAAGATCATCAGGAAAAACAACAAGACCTTCCCGGAGGATCAACTGCTTGGCCGTCTGTGCTACGGCGGATTCGACCTTTCCAGCACTGAAGATTTCACTTCGGCCTGTCTGGAATTCCCGTTGCCGGAGAATAACTTCTTCTTGCTGGAGCATTCCTGGACAACCGAGAAGAAACGCAAAGTCGACCATGAGAAGCTGGACTGGCAAGGGCTTGTTGATGCTGGCTGGCTAACCGTCTGCACCGGGGATTACGTCGATTATAACCTCGTAGTGGCATGGTTTTTGGAGCAGAGGGCCAAATATCGCATCGAAACGATCGGGTATGACCCGGCAAAGGCCTTCATGATGATCCAGACTATGCAGGATAAAGGCTTTATCCTCAACGAAGTCCGACAGGGTGAAATCACGCTGACCGCCCCTCTCGATGATCTGAAGGAGAGGTTCCTTGATGGGAACATAGTTCACAACAATAACTCCATGTTCAACTGGTACCTGGGTAACGTGAAGCTCACAAAGCGGTCAGCCAATGGTACATATCTGCCAACAAAGCAGTCGCCGTACCGAAAAATAGACGGTTTTGCGGCCTTTTTGGACGCTCATACCGAGTATTTGAGGAAACATCCGCTGTATATACCCCCGGATAAGCCCCTCACAACCAAAATCAAACTGAGGTGACAACATGAGTATCTTTACAACTCTAAGGGATCGCCGCCGAGCGCGCATCATTGCAAAATACCTCAACTCCAACGGCATGATCCTTACTCAGCGCCCGGCCCGCGTCTGGATTCCTCATTGGCTCAGCGGAGACTATACGATGAAGAACAGCGAATTGATCTTCGCTGCCGTGTCGCGCATTTCCAATTCGCTGTCTGCTATGCCTGTGCAGCTCTATAAAGGGGCAAATCCCGTTCATAATGACCTCAACGACCTTGTTTCTTTCGCCCCCAGCCCTCTCATGACCTCTTGCCAGATGTTCAAAACGCTGGAAGCGTGCAGAGGTACTGCGGGCGATTGCTATGCGCTGAAGATCCTTGATGCAGACGGGAAAGTCACCCGACTGGACGTGCTCGATCCGAAAAAGGTCAATCCGATTATCGAAGAAACGTCAAGGGAACTTTGGTGGAGAATTCAGCCGGACACTGGCCCGGAGATGTATGTGCATGATTTCTACATGATCCATGTCCCGTTTATCTCCACCAACGGCATTGGCGGCATTTCTCCGGTCAGCGTGCTCTTTGATACCCTCAAATACTCTCAGTCCATCCAGATTTTCAACGCAGAGCAGCTTGAGCATGGCGTCAACTCGGCTATTGTCCTGGAGGCGCCCTCCAACCTCGGGCCAGATCAAAAAAAGGCCGTGGTGAATGATTTCATGGAGACCTACCGTGAAACTTCCGGGAACATCCTGCTGCTCGAATCCGGCGTCCAGGCGAAGACCCTGAACCTTTCCCCGGTGGACAGTAAGCTCTTTGAGGTTGAGAAGATCACCCGAAGTAAGGTGGCGATGGTATACAACATCCCGCCGCACCTTCTCGGCGACTACTCCGATACCTCTTTTTCGTCGCAGGAGCAGCAGATGCTCGAGTTTCTGATGCTGACCATGCTCCCGATCGTTACCAGCTACGAACAGGAGCTCAATCGGAAGCTGCTCACCGCAGAGCAGAGGAAGAGAGGCTATCACTTCAAATTCAGCATGGACAGCATTCTCCGAGCAGATGCGGCGACGCAGGCCGAGGTCGATTACAAAGCTGTCCGGTCTGCTTGGAAGACTCCTGACGAAATTCGCGCAGCCCGGAACATGCCGGCCCTGCCGGGCGGCATCGGAAAGTACGCTATGATCTCTCAGGACCTCGCCACGCTCGAGTATACCGTCAAGGAAAAGCCAAAAGTGCTGGCCTCCGGAAAGGAGAATACGGCCAAAGAGCCGCCCTTGAAGGAAGAGCCGCCCAATAAGGAGGATCAGGACGATGAATGAGGAGCTCGTAGCAGAGGCCAAGGCGCTTGGTATCAACGCTTCGATGTATTATCTGCTGCCATCACATCGACGCGAAGATCTTCTTCGCAAAGACATAGAGCGCGCCAAGAAAAGGGCCGCTGAACAGTCCGCAACCGACGATGAATAGTCGTCGGATTTTTTATACCCATTTCCCTGCGCAAATCTTTAAGGAAAGGAGGGGCTGAAATGGCAAAAGTGATGAAATCTCTGACCCTTAAGATCAAGAGCGCCAATGCGAATGCCGACATTGCCCTTATCAATCAGTTCAGTAAGCGAGAGCTCGCCCCGGAGGAGGTCTATTGCTTCTCTGTGGTCATGTGCGACAACGACATAGATCGTGATCTGGAACGCTTCACCAGCAAGACGCTTGATGAGCTTGCCCCCATGTTTGTGGGCAAGACAGTCATCAGCGACCACAGTTGGAGATCAGGAAACCAGATCGGACGTATCTATGCGACAGAAGTGCAAAGAACTGCCGAGAAGAACCAGACGGGAGAGCCGCTTAGGCAGCTTGTCGGGAAGGTCTACATGCTGAACTCGGAAGACAACAAGGCGACCATTGACGCGGTCGAGGCCGGCATTCTGAAAGAAGTTTCAGTAGGCGTCAGCATCCAGACTCAGACGTGCTCTCTCTGCGGGGAATCCATGAGATTCAGTTGGGCCTCGTTCAAAATGGAGTGCAAGAACCATCATATTCTGGGCGAGACCTATCCGAATGAGGGGCTCTGCTTCATGAATCTGGATGATCCTCGAGATGCCTATGAGTTGTCATTTGTCGCCGTGCCTGCGCAGCGGAACGCAGGTGTAAGAAAGGCAGCAAATGATCCTGATGTCGATGACGCTTTCGACACTCTCCTGTCCTGCCCGGATTTGAGTGATCACGCAAAGTTTCAGGAACTGCTCAAACACATGCAGCGTTCCACCATGACCGCAGTTGACCGTGAGGCTCGCAAGAAGTTCCTCACGGAAAGCGAAAAAATTATTATGAACTTTGAAAGGAAGTATTCAAAATGACTCTGTTTGAAATGAAGGAAAAGATCTTCTCTCTCGAGAACGAGAGAAAGGGCATCGCCGACTACATCAACGAGAAGGCCGCCGACCCCAATACCCCGATCGAGGATATCGAGGCGAAGCAGAAGAAGATGGATGAGCTGACCAAGCGCATCGAGATTCTGCAGAAGTCTCACGATGTCGAAGACAAGCGCCAGAAGGCGGCGGTTGCCATGCAGAACGGCGGCGGTGCCGGTACCGGCATGACCGAGAAGGAAGCCAAGATCAAGGCCAAGGCAGATTTCTACCGTGATGCGATTTCTGGCGTAGTCGGCAAGACCTATGAGGGCCTCGGTGCCATCCCCGCCGCCGATGCCGATCTCGGCAAGGGCGACAAGCTCCTGCCTACCAACCTGGCGCGCGAGCTCCTGGTTGAGCCCTTCGAGATCAACCCCCTGCGCGATGTTGCGCGCGTCACCAATATCACCGGTCTGGAGGAGCCGAAGCTCGGCTACACCATCGAGGATGCCGATCTCGCCGATGTGACCGACAAGCAGACCGCCAACGAAATCAAGCTGGACGGCGACACCGTGTCCTACGGCCGCATGAAGGCAAAGGTCTCCGCGACAATCAAGGATACTGTGCTGCATGGCACCGATCTTGATATCGTCACCCGCGTTGAGAAGGCTCTGCGCTCTGCCCTGGCCAAGCGCGAGAAGCACTTCGCTTTCCTGCCCGCCACATCCTGCGCGACCGACAGCACTCATAAGCACATGTCCTTCTACAACAAGGAGGACAATGCCTATGTCATCACGGTCAAGCAGGGCGCAACCATGTACGAGGCCATTATCGATGCGCTGGGTGATCTTGCGGATGACTTCGCTGCTAACGCCCGTGTCATGATGAAGCGGACCGACTACTACAAGATGGTCAAAGAGCTGGCCAACGACAGCGAGGCGCTGTTCGGTGCCAAGCCCGCCTCCATTCTGGGCTACCCTGTCATTTTCTGTGACAAGGCCACGATTCCTGTGGTTGGCGACTTCCAGTATTACGGTATCAACTACGATATCGGCACCATCTACGAGACCGACAAGGACGCCAAGAAGGGCGAGTATTACTTCGTCCTCACCGCCTGGGGCGACCAGCAGATCCGTCTCAAGAGCGCATTCCGTCTTGCCGAGGTCGCTGCCGGCGCTGGCGCATCCGTAAACCCTTGACGGCGCGCCTGTCGGGGCTGACGATCGGCGCGCTTACGCTTAGCCCGGAGTTCAACCCCGATGTGCTGAGCTACGCAGCCACCACAAGCAATGCAACCAATAAGGTGACGGCTACGGTCGAAGACGAGGCGGATTCCGTCGAGATCACGGTGAATGGAGCGGCTCATGAAAACGGCACGGCCGCAGCGTGGATAGCTGGCGAGAACACACTGACCGTCAAGGTGGCAAGCGGGTCCGCCGAAACGATCTACACCGTCACGGTTACAAAGTCTTAAAGGGGGGTGTTGTCATGGCTGTTTCAATTGAGGGATTCAAAGACTATCTGCACCCTCCCGAGGACATCACTGAGAAGCAGCTCGAGATCTGGCTTGCTGCGGCGAAGTCTGAGGCTCGGACTGCCGGCGTCAAAGAGTTTAAGAACAATGCGCAGTACGATCTGTTCATTTACGCCCTTGGTGCATGGTACTACGATAACCGTGGAATGCAGGTTTCCGGCACCTATCAGGCAACCGCTTTGGAGACGAAGCAGAAAATTGAAAACTCTTTCGTCCTCGCCTTGCGGCACGCAACCGAAGATCTTGTAGAGGAAAGCGAAGGTGAAGGTGAATGAGCAAGTATGCAAATCCCGGAGAGTTGAGAACGCCGGTATATTTCAAAAAGGTTGCTGGCAGAGGCTCTGATGCAGAAGGATACCCGACAGGCTCAGAAGTGAACATCTTCGGTGATGGCGTATCGGTAAGGGTTAAGTGGGTTAATCTGCACGGAACCGAGGTCTTGACCGGGCTTCAGCTCCAGCTTAAAGAGCCCGCCACGATAACCATGCGGTATTCTTCGCTGATCAACAAAAGGCTCCTCGTTTATAAGGGCAACGACCCGGCCCCTTATGAAGTTATATCCATTGATGATGTTGAAGAACGCCACCGCTGGCTTGAAATCAAGGTTCAGAGGAAGGGAGGGGCAAAGTGAGTATAGACCAACTGCTTAAAGGCACTTTGGCTGCAACCTCTTTGCCGGTTTATAAATCCTTTTATCCCGGCGACGAGGAGAGTCATCCTGATCCGGAAGAATACTTAGTATTCAACTACGATACTGAGCCAGTATGCTATGGCGATGATGAGCCGGAGTATGATATCTACCTTATCCAGGTACATTTATTTGCCAAGCCTGACATCAACATAAGCAAGAGAATTAAGCAGATACGGGCACTCCTTGTGAATGCCGAATTTGATTACCCCGAAACCGTGGATGCTTCCGACAACGAGTGGCGCCACATTGTCTTTGAAACTCAGACCAGCGACGGCGTGATAATGTCCTACGACCCGGATGAGGTATAAACATGGCGAGCTTCGATACCATGGGCCTTGACGCGCTCATTCTTGATCTCGATGAGATCAGCGAGTTAGATGACGACACTGCTGAGGCGATGCTTGAAGCAGGCGGAGAAGTGATCAGAAAGGCTCACGTGGCCGAGATAAAGTCCCGATTTTCTTCGCATTCTGGAAAGTTTGAGGCATCCCCGACCGTCCACAAAAAGATGGGTGGAAACGGCTCGCAGCGATATGTACTCATATATCCGGGAGGTCCCCATCACACCTATAAGGCAACAGTATCGACGTATACCAAGATGAACTGGGGGCGGAAAGGCATAACCAAAACAAAAGGTGGAGGAACCAAGGAGACCTCCAACCAAGATGTTGGCTTCGTGCATGAATTCGGCGGGCATGGCAATGCCGCAACCCAATGGATGCGCGAAGCCAACGAAAAACACGCGGGCGAAGCTGTTGAGGCTGAGTTCGCGGTTTTTGATAAATGGCATAAATCACATAATCTTTGATAAAGGAGATAAAAACAATGGCTGAATTTGGTGCAAAATACCCCTGCTTCAAACCGGACGATGCCGAGACCGGAATCGTAATTGCAAAACTTGTTGCGGCAAACCTCACTGTAAATCTTGCATCCGGCGAGCTGTTTGCGGACGATGCTCTTGATGAGCAGTTGAGCGAGTTTGCATCTGGCTCTGTCGCAATGGAGACGAACGATCTTATCGACGAGAATGCCGCCGTGATCTATGGCTGCAAGGTAAACGAGAAGGTCGTCACCTACAATGTAGGCGATACCGCCCCCTCTGGTGTGCTGGGCTACTACAAGAGCCTTATGCGCAACAAGGTCAAGTATTTCAAGGCGATCGTGTACCCTTGCGCCCGCGCTGCCCTCGGCAACGACAACGCGCAGACCAAAGGTTCGTCTATTACCTTTGCCACTACTGCTACCACCTTCACCATCATGGCGAACGACAGCGGTGACTGGAGGCTCACCCAGACCTTCCCGTCAGAGGCAGAGGCCAAGGCGTGGATTAATGAAATGTGCGGGATCGCTCCCGCATCCGCATAAGGCATTATTTTCTCGGAGAGCTATTGCAACGGCTCTCCGAGAGCTTTTCTGACGAAGGAGATATTTCACCATGGACATGATGATTCACGCCGTGATAAACGGCAAGCCCCGCCCCTTGCATTACTCCATTGAGGTCATGTTTGCCGTTAACGATAAATTCGGCTCGCTCCAAAAAGCGTTTGAGGAGCTTGAAAAAGACAACCGCGAGGGCTTTGAGGCCGTGCGTTTTCTGGGCGCGGCTATGGCCAATGACGCAGAGCTTTGCCGACGCGCAGAAGGAGCTGATCCCCGCCCCATGATCAAGGAAGAGGAAATCAGCCTGCGAATGAGGCCCTTGGAGTATGCCGCCTTGAAGAAGGCCATATGCGATGCCATCACCGCAGGGTACAAGCAGGAGCAAGCCGATGAAAACAAAGAAGTTGACCTCGGCCTGATAGAACTGCAAAAAAAAGAGACAGCCGGGAGCTGAAATCCACCTATACCTATTTTGCCGTTGTGCTGCTGCACCTCACGCGGCTTGAACTCGGGCGGATGACTCCCGGCTTGTTCTATGACATGGTGCAGATTTGGAACAAGGCTCATAAACCGCAGGCCGAGAATACCTTAGATGATTAAGAGGGCAAAACATGGCGACACGAACAATATCTACCCGCCTCGCTGTCCAGGGTGAAAGTCAGTATAGGGCGGCCATAACCTCAGTTAACGCGGAGCTGAAAAATATGCAGTCGGCTCTGCAGATGACAGAGAGTCAGTATAAGAACAATGCAAACAGCATAGAGGCTCTCACTGCCAAAGATCAGGCATTAAATAACCTGTTGGCGGTGCAAAAACAGAAAGTCGTCGATGTTGAGGCTGGGCTTAAAAATGCCCAACAGGCGGAAGCGCAGTATGCTGCCAAAAAAGACGCCCTCACGGAGAAAATAGAAGAAAACTGCCGGGCACTCGAGGAACTGAAAAGCCAGTCAGGAGATACCACTGACGAGCAGAAGCGGTTGACCGAGGAGAATGAGCGCCTTAATGCAGAACTTGCAAAAAATGAAGACTATCTGAAATCGGCAAAGAGAGCCGTTAACAATTGGCAGACAGATCTCAATAAAGCCAAAACGGCAGTTAATGAGACCGAGAACGCTATAAAGGAAAACAATGCAGCTCTTGATGAGCACCAGTCAAAGACTAAGGCAAACGCCGACGCGATAAATGCGCTTGCGGCAGCAATGGTGGCGTCGGGGCTTAAAGCAGCAATTAAGGAAATAGCGGAGGCGTTGACGGAATGTGTTGACGCTTCCGTTGAATTTGAATCGGCAATGGCCGGGGTCAAGAAGACAACGAACATGTCTGACGCCGAGCTCGGCCGGATGAGCGAGGAGATCAAGCAGCTCGCCACCGAGATACCGATCACTACTACGGAACTCGCCGGGATCGTTGAAGTGGCCGGGCAGCTTGGCATACAGAAGGACAATCTCCTGTCCTTCTCGAAGGTTATGGCCAACCTGGGCGTTTCGACCAACATGACGAGCGAAGAGGCGGCGACGATGCTTGCCCGCTTTGCCAACGTCACGAAGATGTCGCCGGAACTCTATGAGAACCTCGGCTCTGTCATCGTTGCTTTGGGCAACAACTTCGCGACGACTGAGAGCGAGATCGTCGAGATGGGCCAGCGCCTTGCCGCGGCCGGCAAGCTCGCGGGACTGACCGAGCCTGAGATCATGGCAATAGCGGCCGCAATGTCGTCCGTGGGCATTCAGGCAGAGGCTGGCGGCACGGCGATGACGCAGACACTCACAGAGATGGAGTCTGCCGTCGCTTCAGGCGGCGACAAGCTCGGGAAGTTTGCGGAGATCTCCGGCATGAGCGCGGAGCAGTTCGCCGCGGCATGGAAGAATGAGCCTATCGTCGCAATAAGGGCATTCATTGAGGGGCTCGGCAAGCTCGACGAACAGGGCGAGAGTGCAACGCTCGTGCTTGAGGAAATGGGCCTGAAAGGAGTTCGGCAGGGCAACATGCTCAAGTCACTTGCCACTGCGTCTGGGTTGCTCGCCAATACTGTCAGTCTCGCAAATACAGCGTGGGCGGAGAACACCGCGCTCATGACCGAGGCCAACACCCGGTACCAGACGACCGAGAGCAAGATCACGATGTTCAAGAACAGCGTGAACAACCTCAAGATCGCTGTTGGCGACCAGCTCACGCCGGCAATCGGCGACCTTGCAAGCAAGGGAACCGACGTCGTTGAGTGGGCTACAGATTTTGCGAATGAGAATGAGTGGCTTGCACTTACGATCTCCGCGGTGGCTGCTTCCATGAGTGTGCTTCTCGGTTTTATCACCACGGCGACCGTGGTGATTCCTGTGCTAACAAAACTGATTGCGGCATTAAACAGTTCTTTCTTGGCAACGCCTGCTGGAATGGTAGCCGCAGGAATAGCAGCTGTAACGGCCGCTGTGGTTGTACTTGTGGAGACGTTACCCAGCGCCTCGGAAGAGGCCGATGCTCTCCGCGAGTCCATGAACAAGTGTGCTGAGAGCTTTGAAGATGCAGACAAAGCTTACGAAAGCACAGCAAAGAACATTGACGCTACGGCCAAAGTTGCCGAGACATATATCAAGAGATTAGAGGAACTTGAAAAGCAAGGAAACCTTACCGCAGAAGAACAGGCGGAATATAACCGGCTTGTTGGGGAAGTATCAAGCTTGCTCCCTGATGCGAACACCACTATTGATGAAACAACGGGGCTCCTCCAAGACGGCGCTGCTGCACTCAGGGCGAATGTGGACGAATGGTACAACATGGCGCAAGCAGCCGCTGAATCCGCTAGGATAGAGGCGCTGACAAAAGGCCTTACAGATGCTTATGTCGCGTTATATCAGGCACAAGATGAACTGACTGTATTAACGAGTTCTGCATCTGAGCAAACGCTGGAGTATGCTTCGGCCCTGCAAGACCTATATGCAGCTCAGGCAAACCTGAGAGAAGTTCAGAGAGATGCAAGCTCGGACTATTATGATATTGAGGCTGCGCAAGCCGCGGTGGATGGAGCTCAAAACGCTCTCATTGAGTCTTCAAGCGGATTAACCAGAGAAGAAAAAGAGGCAGGCAAGGCAATCGCCTCGCTACGTGATGAGTTTAATAATGCGCAAGAAGGCGTAGCTGCATACGAAGAGAAAATAAGGGCAGTACAGACATCCTTAGCAGATGCGGGAACTGCGGCGCAGGAGACCAAAGAGGGCGTTGAAGGAATAACCGAGGCATTTTCGACTGCCGGCGAGGAAAGCGGGGCGGCTGTAGTAGAGAATTTCGGCGCCAGTATACAGCCAATGCCGGAAGTGGCGAGATCTACGATGTCCGATACGGAGCAGGTGATCGTGTCAAGCGGCGAGTCCATTAGGGCCAAAACAGAGAACATCGGAACGCAAGCTGTTCAGGGGTTTGATACCGAGCTGAAGAAGGCTGTCAATGCCACCAAAACGACCCTGTCAAATGTCATGAACACCGTAAGCGGATATTCAGGCCAGGCGCGCAGCTCCGGATATTCTGTCGGTGCGGCCATATCTCAGGGCGCTGCGGCCGGCGTGAGAGACTATGCGGCTCAGGTTGCCGCAGAAGCGGCGCAGATGGTGACGAACGCCATCAACGCGGCGAACAGAGCAGCGCAAATCAACTCGCCAAGTAGGCTTACTCGAAAAACAGGGCGTGGCCTTGATGAGGGCATCATCGTCGGCATTAATGAGCTGAAAGACGATGTTATATCAACCATGGAAGATACCATGCGCAAGGTCGCGAGCGTGCAGGTAGATGTCCCTGATATACCTGATCATACCACTGCAATCCTTGACGCTATCACCGGGGGGATGAGCAGCGAGAACAAGGTACTCGGGGCAGTCAGGGAACTGAGTAAACGCAAGAAAGAGCTCCCGCCAATTAGCGTCGTTCAGAACATCTATGCCGAGGATACAAGCTATGCAGGGCAGCAGCGTGAGTCCAAGAGGCGCATGAGAGAAATAGTCAGAGAGATAAGCAGGTGATCCGATGAGAAGCAAAGACATTGAAAAACTCATATTTACCAATGAAAACGGCTCCTCGATCGAATTCTCTGTCCGTTCTGTCTTTCACTGCAATGTGTCGAAGGACGTGTCAGGCCTGTCGGACGTGGAAAACGAGATCTTCTCTACCTCTGGCATCAACCAGGCAGGCGGCACATATCTCGGATATCATATCGCCGCGAGAGATATTGAAATCGTCGGACACATTAATGAGCAGGACAAGGCTATCATCCGAGGTTTCCGAAATCAGCTTAATCATGCTCTTAACCCGGCCTATTCGGCCGCATTGGTTTATCAGCACGGCAGCTTTAAGCGCATGATAAAATGCAGGGTAAACTCCGCCCCGCGCTTTGACGCGGACGGAGTTTTCCAGCGTTTTACGGTTAATTTGATTTGCCTGAACCCCTTTTGGACTGACGAGGCGGAGACGTATACACAGATCGCAACGTGGATCGGCGGCTTTGAGTTCGACAGCGTAGACGGCCTTGAACTGACTAATTCCGCTGATGATCCGCAATGGGAGATTGGCTACCGGCTTCCGAATCTTATAACTAATCTATACAACGGCGGGGATGCGGTTACCGGGCTTACCATAACGTTCATGGCGCAAGGTGCCGTAAAAAACCCCGGGCTGATAGACATCCAAACTCAAGAGTACATTCAGGTCAACATGAGCTTGCTCGCCGGCGAAGAGGTCACCATCAAAACAGGCTACGGGGAAAAGTCCGTCATCTTCAAAAATCAGAATGGAGTAGAAAGCGACGTGTTCCGTTACCTTGATATCCGCTCAACCTATCTCCAGCTTGCCATTGGGGACAACCCGTATCGCTATTACGCAGCCGAGGGAGAGGATAACCTGAACGTAACGATCAGACACAACAATCTCTATTTGGGGGTGTAGATGTGCAGCTATATGTATACAGTCCCGGCATGGAGATGTTGGGCGTCATCGAGAATATTGAGAGCCTGATATGGACTCGCAAATACTGGGAATGCGGCGAGTTTAAGCTGCTGGTGCCTTTTAACGAGGTGCACAACCGTCTGCTGAAAGAAAACAATATCATCCTAAAGCATGGAGACGAGGAAGCGGCCGAAATCAAATATGCAGGGATCAGCAAAAATCTTGAAGGCTATGAGGTCATCGAGGTGCAAGGTAAGTTTCTGAGTTACTGGATCAATAAGCGAGTTATTGCCACGCCCATCGTGAATGCAGCCGCAACAGCCCAGCAGCTCATCCGACGTATGGTTAATGAAAACTGCATAACGACCGCCGCGGCCAGAGTGATACCAAACCTTTCCCTGGCAAATGATGCGGCAATAGGCGGCTCAAATCTTACCTATAATTCAGAGCCTTATGCAAATGTATATGAATCAGTGGTTGAACTGGCGCAAGGTTCAAAAATAGGGTTTCGTATGATCACGGATCGAGCTACTGGGTTACATACTTTCTCCGTGTACAAAGGCCAGGACTATACTGACGGAAACAGCGCCGGCAATCCCCCCTGCATCTTTGCGCAGGAGTACGACAATGTTTTGGAACAAGAGTTCTCGACGTCAACTGAGAACTTCAGGAACGTCGCATATGTGACTGGGGAAATCAGGGATGACGACACCTGCGAGCTCGTCGTAATCAACGGAGGCAGCAGCGGACTTGAGCGCAATGAGCTGTATGTTTCGGCAAGCGATATCAAGCAAACATACACCGACGAAAATGACCAGGAAATTACGCTGACAAACGCGCAGTATCGCAAAGCATTGACCGACCGAGGCAATGACAAACTGGGGCAGCATGCCATCTCGCAAGCGTTCTCATCTGAAATAAACGTCGGAGCAAATCTTGTGTATCGGCAGGACTTTGACATCGGCGATCGCGTGACATGTGTGAACAAGACATGGAACGTGCGGATAGATGCACGAATCACTGAGGTCTCTGAAATATATGAGCTTAAAGGAGAAGCGCTGGAAATTACCTTCGGCGAGTCTATCCCGAGCCTATATAAGCAGATAAAACAAATGAAGGGAGGCTGATGAACGGTGGCCGAAAGAAGCAGCTTTTTTAATAGCGTTTCACACGATAGAAGGTACGCCGCCGAAGACTGGGCTGCGTACTTTTCCAGCTTTGTTTCAAACGGAGTATTTGCCAAACCGTCTAACGGCTTGCAGGTACTTTGTGCGGAGGGCATGACGATCACGATAAAGGCAGGTTCCGGGTTCATCAATGGTTATTACTACCGGAACACGACGGATCTGAAAAAGACTCTTGCGGTCGCAGATGGCGTTCTGCACCGCATTGACCGCATTGTAATGCGATGGAGCCTTATTGACCGTGCAATATACATAGCTGTAAAACAGGGCGCTCCATCAAACGCCCCGACAGCGCCGAGCCTGAAAAGAGATGCGGAGGTATATGAGCTGGCTCTCGCCGACATTTACATCGGTGCCGGCATCACGGCCGTATCACAGAGCAGCATCACCGATCGCAGAGCGGATATCAATCTGTGTGGCTTTGTAACAGGCGTGATAGATCAATTCGACTTCTCTACTCTCTGTGCTCAGTTCGAGGCATTCTTCTCGGATTATCGTGCGCAGATCAGAGCGGATTACAGCACTTATACCGCGGAAATGGAAGGGTTTGAAGCCGCTGCGGAGGCCGACTTCACTACGTGGTTTGATGGCATCAAGCATGTGCTGGACGGCGACACGGCAGGAAATCTGTACAATGAGGTAAACGCAGTACGCGATGAGGTAGGCGAAGTACGCAACTTGGCAAACAGCATTCAGACCGGACAAATCGCCGATGGCGCTGTTACGGGGGAGAAAATAGCCTCTGGATCAGTTTCTGCTGAGAAGCTAGTGAATGGCGCAGTTTCATCAGCAAAGCTGGCTGACGGCGCTGTCACAGCGGAAAAAATCGCGAATAGTTCAATCACGGCTGGGAAACTGGCGGCACACGCGGTCTCGGCCGACTACACGGCGACGATCGGCACGGGCTGGGCCGGGGCGGCGGCGCCGTACAGCATTGAGGTGACGGTGAACGGCATCCTCGCGAGCGACACGCCGTTTATTGATCTCAACCCCTCCGCGACCTACGCGACGGCGGAAAAGCAGATCGAGGGCTGGGGCTATATCTACCGAGCGGTCACGGCGGCCGATAAGATCACGTTCTACGCCACAGAGAAGCCGACCGTGGCCATCCCGATCAAAATAAAGGCGGTGAGAAAATGAGCGATGCTTTTATCGTCAGGCGCGGTGGAGACAGCAGCATTGGCAACGCCTTCGCTGTGATATCGGTGACATACCCGGAAGGCTCCGTTTGCACTTGCGCAAACGGAAATAAGGTGCTCAAATCAAAGGACACGAGCGGACAGACCCTGTTCCTGATCCCAGAGCCGGGGAGGTGGACGGTGAGCTGTACGGATGGGATACGTACTTCTCAAAAATCTGTTGAGATAACAACTCAATATCAATCCGAAAGCGTTAAGCTGATTTACGGACTGTTGATCGTCGATAATGGAGAATCTTTCTATGAGTGGACAACAAACGGCAAGGAGTTGAGTGTTCTCCCGCCCGATGAAAATGGAGATTATAATATTCAGATGAAGTTCGCTGCGCCGAGCTCAGGGCCGACCAGATATGACTACTTCATTTCGACACCTGAAATCGACTTCACGGAGTTCAGCGTTTTACAAATTAAAGCAAGCACCAACTTTATCAGGTTTTCGACGGGAGCAATCCATACTGGCAGAAATGGCACTATTTTCGGCGCTACGCAATATACCAGAACGGGGGCCATACTCATCGCAGGCAGCGCCGATGCTAACACGAAAGGCTTTGAAGTTGATACGGAAATAGATATTTCACAAGTCCGTGGCCCGCAGTATATCAGCTTTTTTGGTTCAAACTGGGAAGTTACGAATCTCCTCTTGGACGTCCATATTTCGAGCTTATATTTGAAGTAAGGAGGAAAGATGCAAATCTATATTGATTCAGATTTTAGATGCCATGTCGAAACTGATGGCACAATGCGTGCCGTCGAATGCGAATTTTTCGACGGAAAATGCCCGGAATACATCGAGGGATTTCGCTTCGTGCCGGAGGGTGAGAGCTGGATGCGGGAGGACGGAGAGATATTCCGCGGGGAGATGATCGCTCCCTGGAAGGACTATGGAATCCTTTTGAGCTATCAGGCGATCTATGAGCGGATGCGCGCGGAGCAGGCGGACATGCAGGCCGCACTTGCGGTGCTGGGCGTGTCAGAATCAGAAAGTGAGGCATGAAGATGTTCACAATAAATTCATGTAGAGAGAGAGAGAGAGAGAGAGAGAGAGAGAGAGAGAGAGAGCCGGGCGCGGCGGCGCGGCCGTGAGGTAGTTCCCGGTGTACCTTCGGAGGTGCACCATGGGTGAGTGTTTTATCGTGCGGCGCGGCGGCGGAAGTGGCAGCGTTGGTAGTGCGTTTGCGGCGATAGGGGTGACGTATCCTGCGGGGAGCACGTGCACCTGCACGAACGGAACGAAGACGCTCAAGGCAAAGGACACGAGCGGACAGGCTTTGTTCCTGATTCCGTCAGCCGGGACATGGACGGTGAAGGCGACGAACGGGACGAAGACGGCAAGTAAAGCTGTCAGCATCACCAGGCAGTATCAGACGGCAAGCGTGACACTGCTGTTCGAACTATATCTGTACAAGCGCGGGGACCAGTGCACCGCAACGACCGGGGGCTGGAAAAACAGCACGGCGGCTAACGCGAAGCTGACCTTTAATTCAAACAACATCAGCGGCAGCGGGGGGAACGTGTTTACGGAAAAGGCCGTTGACCTGACAAAATTCAGCACGCTGCTTTTTATCGCAAAATGTACGAACGTGCCTTTCACAGATCTGTCGCAGACGATGCGCATGGGTTTGATGGGCAGCGGCGATATTTCATCACATTTCCTTTGGGAACAGGCAAAGCTCAGTATAAACTGCCAGATCTCCGCCCCAAAGGCGGCGACGACTGAGACATCCTATACGCTGGATATCAGCAAGATAAGCGGGGCGTATCATATCGCGTTTTCCTACAATGTTCAGGCAGGGGTTTCGGGGACGGCAACGCTGTATGAGGTGATTGCAAGATGATCATGTACATTGAGATCCTTGCGGTATCAGACAATCAATGAGTGAATGCTTAGTATAATTACACAACAGGCTAATGTAGCTGTTGCGTTTTACGTATTGGAGGTGAGCAAGTGAGCTACTACAACAACGCAGTTAAAATGCGCCCGTATATTGAGCAGGCTGTTACGAGCCTGACGGATGCGGAAGCGCTGGAGGTGCCGATGCTGTTTCCCGCGTGGGCAGCGGAGACAAGCTATGATGTGGATGCGCGAGTGGAGCATAAGGGAACATTGTATCGGTGCGTACAGACACATATGGCGCAGGCGGATTGGACGCCCGACGCAGCGCCTGCCTTGTGGTCGCGCGTAACACTCGAAGAGTGGCCAGAGTGGGCACAGCCTATAGGCGTGCACGACGCGTACAAGAAGGGCGACAAGGTCTCGCATGGCGGAAAACACTGGACATCAGATGTTGACGCCAACACATGGGAACCTGGGGTATACGGCTGGACAGAAAGCGAGGAGTAAGCATGTTCATACTTTTGTCATGTAGAGAGAGAGAGAGAGAGAGAGAGAGCCGGGCGCGGCGCAGCCGTGAGGTAGTATGCGGCGCATCTCCGCTGGAGGTGTGCCATGGGTGAGTGCTTCATTATGCGTCGTGGCGGAAGCGGCGGGAGCGGGAAGCTCTATGCCATAATCTCTGTAACCTACCCGGCGGGATCAGTGTGCACCTGCACCGACGGGACAAAGACGCTGAAAGCCAAAGACACCAGCGGGAAAGCCCTGTTCAACGTGCCCAGTGCCGGGACATGGACCGTGACAGCTACGGACGGCAATA